CAACAGATTTTTCCCCTGTTTCGCCTCTATGGGCTATACTTCCAAGTGCATCATATATTATTTTATCAATCTGTATACCAACTGCAGACTGAATACAAACACTTGCAACGCTAGTGGGGTCTGAAACTTCTTGCAATAATAAAGAACGGTCAAACATTCTTGCATCATTAAATGTTTCAATATCAACCCTAGTTCTAGCAAGGTTTGGGTCATTTTGGGGTGTATCAGCATTAGGGCTTGTTTTCTTTTTCATTTCCCAATTGCCGATTTGGTCTTGATAAAACGACTTACCTTCGATGTCGGTTTTTATAAAAACCCTATCATAAAGCAAGGATTTTTCTTGACGGGCTAAAGGTAAAATAATCCGAGAATAACTTTGCGCCCTCACGTCTAATTGAGTGTTTGCTACCATAATTTTTACTCCTATTTAAAGTTACTACATATTTTGCTGTTACCCTTAAAAGGACAGACTTTAGTTGTGTGGGGGCTTTTATGCTTATCCCATCATTGCTATCAATGAATTAACATATTGAACACGCTGTTTTCTTTCTTCTTCTGAAACATAAGAAAGATTATGCTCTTTGCAATATTTCAAATCGTTTCTTTTGTTTCTTGCACCAGCCCAATACGCATCATTAGGATTGGCCATAATTTCATCAAATAATTGCTTAGCTTCTTTGGGTGTTTTGCTGAAACCATTACCTTGTCCTTCAAAGCCTCCGAGATTACCTTCTGAAATTGAACTACCCATTTTGGAAAGCAATTTTATAAACTTAGCATCATTGCCGATTATGCTATCGAAATAGTCATATTCTTCTTTTGATGCCGACATTTTTTCAAGAAAAGTTTTTGCGACCTTTAAGTTTTCATCATATTTTACGCCCCATTCTTTTCTTAATTCTTCTGTGGCCTTCTGTTTTGCTGTATCAAAAGCTTGACTTTTTGCGGCTTCATATTCTTTGAAATCCTCAATATGAGCGTTTGTTAATTCTTGCGCTACTGATTGAGATATATTGTTTTTAAAGAATAATTCTTTTAATTTTACAAGCTTATTATCTTCAACGCCTTCAATCTTAATGTCATATTTTTCAGCACTTTCAGGCACGTTAAAAGCTTTTTTATACATTGCCCAGGCTGCAGTATCTTCTGCATTTTTTGGAACAGGAATTTTTTCTTGTCCCATAAGGCTTTCAAGGGATAAATAGCTTTTTGCCATTCCGTTTACGTCTTGAAATTTCTGTATGGATGGATGGTTTCTGTATTCCTCATTCAAGTAATGATACCAAGCCTCACCACCATTTCCTGCAGGTGGTGAGGCTTGTGTTGTAGTTGTAGTGTTTGTTGTGTTGTCAAGTTCATTTCCCATTGTTTTAATACTCCTTATAGATTTTTATAAAATTGTACAATTTGTTCAGGGGCAATATCATTTCTCATCAGTGTTTTAATTGTTAGAATCACATCACGTTTACCGCCCGAATAACATATTTCGTTTGGGTCAGATGATAAAACAGGTTTTGTAAATCCGCAAAATTCTTCTAAAAACCTCATCACAACAGGATATTTATTTTCAACATCTTTTAAAGCTTGTTGTAATGTTGCAATATCGTTTTTATCCGTGAAATCAAAACTATTATTGTTGCATTTCCTTGGCATTTTTATCACCTTCGCTTGCTGTCTTGTAAATATCTGCTCCTTGCTGCATTGCTGTAAACTGTGCTTGCTGCGCTTGTGCCTGCGCCCTTGCTTGCCTTATTTGCTTAACTTCTGCATCAGAATAAAGAATACGGGTTGATACACCTGAAATATCAAAAATATCATCAACGGCTTTATCAGCATTTATTTTATCCAGGACATCAGGTTTAAATTGTGCGATTTGTCCTGAAATTGCTATTGCATTTGTAATATTGTTAAGTTCTGACTGTCTTTGCGTCTGAACCAACCTGCCAACAAATTTAACTTCGAAATTGGGGTCTTGTATCATTGCATCCGGAAGCCTTGGCAATCTGTTATCTTCATAAAGAACAAGAACAACTTTTTCAATTAATGGCTGCAAAACATCATTCATATACCTACCAACTGCAGGCCCCAATAATGTCATTTTTTCGCTGATACGTTCCATTACTTCCGGTACGGTCATTTGTTTTGTTATATTTGCAAACGCCTGAAAAGTATCAACAAACATCAATTTTTTAATCTGTTCTTGGTAATATTGCAGTTCATTAAGCCCGATATTTAAATTTCCAAAATTGCCGATAGGAAATATATCATCTTTCGGACTTAATTTTCCCCTTTGATAATAATTAATTTGTCTTGGATTAAAGTTAGGAATGCCCAAAAAAGCATCATCAGGCATGGCAAAAGCTGGGTCAGCGTGTTTCATTGAAGCCCTTAAAATAGCGTCAGTCATCGTATTTACAAGCCTTACATAAGGCAGCGCTTTCATTGCTGGTGAAAAACCATAAACAATTTGCGGCTGCTTATAAAATCTATGAGCAACGCAAGGCATTGAATTAAAGCCACTTTCAGCTATTTTCTTAGACGTTTTTGCATCCACCCATACCATTCTTACTGGCATGTTTTGAGTATCAATCTTTTCAGGGTCACGCTCTAATCTTTTTCCAAAATAACAGATAAATTTGTATTTTTTATCTTCTTTTCTACCACTTGCATAACTTTCTTTTATTTCATCTGAACATTTATCACCAAAACGTGATAAAGCTTGCTCTGCAGTATATTCAAACTCAAGATAAAATTCATTGGGGCGCTCTCTTGCATCTTCTGTTAGATAAAGTTTTTTAATAGGTATATTATAAAATCTTACACCATCATCAAAATCTTTTTCGCAAAATAAGCCTGCAGTGCCATACACACCGCTACCCTTATAGAATATTGGCATTTGATTATAAAAATTTGAGCGTGAGAGAGTAAACAAGACTTCATCTGTTGTGTCCTGGCACCACTGTTTAACCTCTTTAACATCTCTTAAAGCTGGATTTGCGTGTTGCAAAAATACCCATTTACTTGCTTCCGGTGTTAAATAGTTTGCTAAGCCTGATGCCAAAATATCCCCGGTATCAAGTGAAGTTGCATCAAGAAGCGTATTGATTTCACTACCTTTATTCTTTTTCTTGGTTATATTTGCACCTTCAACATAGAAATAATTATGTAATGTTTGAAACAGACCGTCAAAATCAGAACGAGAGTTTTTTAAATCCCCAAAATTCTTGCATATTTTTTCAGCTGATAAATCAAAACTATTGTGCATTTTACGCCCCTAATAAGGTTTTTTTACCTGTTGTAACATTACCAAGTGCACCAAGCGCAGATGTTCTTGTTGTATTTGTTTGCTCCAGCATTCTTTTTTTGGTGCTTTCTGCAGCACTTTCTGCTGCCTTGTCTTTTTCTTTATTTTCATCATATGTAGGTGCTGGCGTAGGTTTTGGTGCTTTATCTTTCCTAAAATCTACACCCATGCCACCAAGCCCGACAGGCATGAATAAAGTTGTTAATACATTACCCATATTTATTACCTCATATGTTTTACGACTACATCTGTTGAATATCCAAACCTTTGAAGGCATTTTAAAACAAGCCCGTCATTATACCCGATATTGCTTGCTATTCTTACAGATTTACAATTTTCTTTTTGTGCAACCATTTCAAGATGGTTCACAAGTTCTTTAAATAATCTGATATTGCCCCTATATTCCGGCTTGATATACATAAACAATTCATTAACGCTGGCTCTACCCCTAAAATCGGGAGTAATGCAGTAAACCATAATTCCTTTTTTATCTTCCAAAAAGTGCCAGCGAAGCAGGTTTTGATTATACAAACTTATCATCATTGTACGCACTTGCTCGCCATTATCAACAAAGCAATTTAATTCTTCATTCGCAAGCTTTACCCAATAATCAACTTCCTCTATAAAATCGTTAAAAAACATTCTAATACCCCGCTATATCAAACAAACTTTCAGACGTTTGCTGTCTTTTTTGCCTTTGTCTTTCAAAGGTCTTTTGATAGCTTTGTCTTGAATTTACAGGAGCTTGCGCCACCTGTTCAGTCATTGCAAAAGCATCAACGCAGTCAATAAATTCAGATTTAATGCCATCCTTTGTAACACCTGCCAGCTCTGATTTCATTTCAGGCATCCAATCGGCAGCATCAGGAAAATAAACTGTATGCGCTCTAAACCTTGGCTGGAGCAGTTTTATTCTTTCAAGCTTTGTTCCCTGTTTTGCGTGTTCAAGTGGAATTACATTAAAAAAGATATTTCTTTTTTGCATTTCTTTGGTCAAGAATGGT